AAGAACTTTATGAACTACCAGCTGACAGAGCAAATGCCAGAATACTTTGAGGAGCAGGAGAGACTTCTCTTCCACCTCCCTGTGATGGGGTCTGCCTTTAAGAAAATCTACTATGACCAGCTACTGGAAAGACCAGTGTCAGAGCTAGTTCCCGTGGACCACTTCTATGTCTCCTATAATGCCAAGGACCTCAGAACAGCCAGCAGGTACACTCACCTTATCTTCCGTTCAGAGAATGACTTCAGGAAAGACGTTGTCTCTGGCATGTACCGTGACGTTGAACTCTCCAAGCCTTCTGCTCCTGATCTACCAGAGATGACTCAGAAGATGGACGAGATCATGGGCATCACCTCCGGGGGCATGGACCTAGAAGACCCTCAGTACGTTCTTCTAGAGCAACACTGCTACCTAGACCTTCCAGAACCCTATGCTGACCCAGACGGTATAGCTCACCCTTACATTGTAACCATAGAGGAAAAGAGCAAGAAGGTCCTCTGCATCAGAAGAAACTACAAAGAGGGTGATCCCAAGAAGGAGAAGAAACTTCACTTTATCCACTACAAGTATGTACCGGGGTTTGGTTTTTATGGTCTTGGTCTTATTCACTTCCTAGGTAACCTGACCATGACAGCCACCACTGCCATGCGCTCTTTGATAGACGCAGGACAGTTTGCCAACCTCCCCGGTGGTTTTAAGGCCAGAGGTGTCAGGCTGGTGGGCGACAATGATCCAATTGCCCCCGGTGAGTTCAAGGAGGTGGAGAGCACAGGCATTGACCTGAACAAGGCCATTGTAACTCTCCCCTATAAAGAGCCTTCGCAGACCCTGATGGGCATGATGCAGTTTGTCATAGGCGCAGGACAGAAGTTTGCAGACTCCACAGAGCAAGTGATTGCAGATTCTAAGAACTCTGGACCCGTGGGAACCACCATGGCCCTACTGGAAGCCTCTTCAAAGTTCTTCTCTGCCATTCACAAGCGTCTTCACAAGGCACAGAAAGACGAATTTGCAGTCTTGGCCCAGATAAACTATGACTATCTACCCCCTTCCTATCCCTACGAGGTGGTGGGAGGAGACCAAGAGGTGTTCAAACAGGACTTTGACGGGAGAATTGACATCATTCCTGTCTCTGACCCCAACATTCCCTCCTCTGCACACCGGATGGCACTGGGACAACTGGCAATTCAGCTTGCCAGCCAGACTCCTCCCGGTACTTTTAACATGCCAGCCCTCTACAGAGAGGTCCTGACCGCTGCAAACTTCCCAAACCTAGACGAAATCCTACCACCGGACCAGAAACCAGAGCCAAGAGACCCTCTGGCGGATATCATAGCCGCCACCAAGGGCCTCCCCATAGCTGCTTTCCCGGGACAGAACCACGAAGCGCACATTCAGTTCAAAACTTCCTTCCTGAAGGACCCTGCCACCGGGGCAAACCCCATGATGAAGCAGATTGTACCCATAATCAACGCAAATATCCGAGATCACATGATTATGAAGTACCAAGAGCAGGTTCTGGGCATGGTAGAAGCCTCTGGAGTGGCCAGTGACCCCAAAACCACGGAGATGGTCATGGCACAGGCCGCAGAGGAGGTGGCAAACGCCAACGCTGCCATGGGCGTGGCCCAAAGTCCAGAGCAACAGATGCTCCTACTGGAGAAAGAGCGGTTAGAGTTTGACAGAGAGAAGGCACAGGCTGCAACTCTGAAAGATTCTGCAGAGATTGCCCTGAAACAGCGTGACATGAACCTCAGAGAGAAAGAGAACATGAACGATCTGGTTCTAAACGTGGGCAAGATGGAGACAGAGGAGCGCAGGGACAACCTGAAGGCTCTGGAAAGTGCTGCCAAGCTAGAACTGGAGCGTGATAAGGCAGAAGACAACAGTGAGATCAAGGCAGCGGACACTGCCATGAAGTCTCTGCTGGCCATGGCACAGAAACAGTAAGGAATTTAATAAAATGGTAGAAGATGCTAAAGTAGACAAGCACATTGGCTCAGAGCACAGATTAACACAGCCTGAAATAATGAATTTAATTAATCAAGCAAAGTCTATATCTTTAGGAGAAGCAACAGAAGCACAAAAGAAGTTTGCCCAGAGTGTAGATGATAAAGCTGATCCTGACAGGGCTATGCGTAGTAGGTTTGAAAGACCTGCTATGCCTATGCCTACCCCTACCCCCGCTCCTGCAGGACTAACAGCCACTCCACAAGTACAAGAAAAAGAGGAAGACTCTATGTTTAATTTTAGTATAGACGATATCACAAAGTATATTTCTAATCTTTTTTCTTCTTCTGCTGGCGCTCCTCCTGCCCCTACCGTTGAAGAACAAGAAGACCCTCCTTCTCCTCCTCCTCCTCCTTTTTCCCAGAGTGTGGATGACCCAGACCTTCAAGTATATTCTGAAGTAGAATCAACATTACTTCCTTTTTTAAGAGATAACGAAGGTTTTATTTCTAAGATAGACACAGCTGTTGAAGACAAGGGAAAACAAAACCCAACCAAGGATATTGGATACGGACACAAACTTTCAGCTGAAGAATTAAAAAATAAAGAAGTATACGGAATAGACGTTAGTAAAGGAATTTCTAAGGATCAAGCTGATTTTATTCTTAGCAAAGATTTAGAAAAAAAATATGAGCAGGTTTCTAAAAAAATTCCAAACTTTAAAAATCTTACGCCTCTTGAGCAAGCTTTAGTAACTGACTTTGAATTTAATGTAAGAGGCGGTATTAAAGCATTTCCAAAGATGTTAAAAGCTTTACAAGCAAGGGATGTTCAAACTCTTAATAAAGAATATAAAAGATACATGGGAACCCGCGAAGAAATAAGAAATAAATCAAAGCCTCTTAAAAAGAGAAACGAAACCACGTATTCTACTTTTATAGCTCCTTTGACCAGAAAGTATGAAAATAAAGCTGGTAACCTTGTGGCCAGTAACCCCAACCCTTACCCAGCAAGAGCTATTTAGTATGCCCCTGACCCCCGGTAAAAGTAAGAAAGCCATCACAGCTAATATTAAAAAATTAAAAGGAGAAGGGTACTCACAGTCTCAGGCAGTGGCCATTGCCATGTCTACCTCTAAGCAATCTAAAAAAAGACCTTCTAAAAAAAAACGTAGGATGTCCAGATCAAAGGTAGTATGATTAGCATATCATGGATATGTTTCAGGAGATTAAAGAAGCTTTTTCAGGACAACAAGAGAAATTAAAAATTTTGCTTGCAACCGGACAGGTAGAAGACTATAACCAATATAAGCAGTTGGTGGGAACCATCTCAGGAATTGAGTGGGCTTCTACAGAACTAAACCGTATTGTCAACAATAGAATGGAGAGAGAAGACAACTATGATTAATCCTCAACTAGGCGGGGCTATTACAAATGATGCGTGGATTACCAAGAATGATGTACCGGACCCAGAGGTTCTTCCAGACCTTCCCGGTTATCATGTTCTTGTTAGACCTACCTCTATCAAAGAAAAAACAAAAGGAGGAATCCTTCTACCAGAGAGAGCCAGAGATGACATTGCCTATCTCACCACGGTTGGTAGAGTTCTTAAAGTAGGAACACTGGCCTACGAAGACAAGGATAAATTTCTTGCAGGCGCTTGGTGTAAAGAAGGTGACTACGTCTGCTACCAGAAACTATCTGGTACCAAGTTTGTCTACAAAGGCGTAAAGCTCCTCCTTCTCTTTGATGATCAGGTTCTGATGAGAATCTCTGATCCAGAAGATTTAGATACTACTCTTGTATTAGGAAACTAATCATGGTATTAATATTAAGATAAGAAGCGTAATCTTAGTTTCGCAACTATGGAGAAAGTATAAATGAGCGAAGAACAAGAAGCAGAAGTTAAAGAAAACGTAGCAGAAGAACTTACGGACTGGAACGAAGTTGATCTTTCAGCTACCTCAGAAAAAGAAACAGTGGAGTTTGAAGTTGAAGACGCTGCTCCAGAGGTGGAAGAAAAAGAAGCTGACCCTGCACCTGCCCCTGCTGTAGAGGCAAAAGAAACTCTACCTGAACTAGACGGTATTGAGACCAAGGGCGCAGAGAAAAGAATAAGACAGCTGGTAAAGCAGAAGAAAGAACGTGATGATAAAATTGCACAGTTAGAAGCAGAGCGTCAGTCTCTGATACAAACTGTAAACAGCAGAGATAAAAGCACTGTAGACCTGCAAAAGAATACCTTTGATCTAACAGAGCAGCAACTACAGAAGCAAACAGAACTGGCCAAACAATCTTATTTAGCTGCCTATGATTCAGGCGATAAAGAAAAAATGTTAGAGGCCCAAGAGATTTTAAGTAAGTCTCAACTTGACCTGAATAACATTCAACAGAATAGAACGCAGCTGGCTCAGTACGAAAGAACTCTGGAAGAAAGAGAACAGAGGCAACAGTACGCACAAGAGCAGCAGCAAGTACAGGCTCAAGCTCAGACCACTGACTATGATCCACAAGCAGTGGAGTGGAGCCAAAAGCCAGAGAACACTTGGTTTGGTTCTGATAACATTATGACTGTGGCAGCTCTTACAATAGACGCACAGCTTAAAGAAGAAGGTTATGATCCCTCCTCTCAAAGTTTTTATGCAGAGGTTGACTCTAGAATGAGGCAAGAGTTTCCGCACAAGTTTAACCAAGAAGTGCAACAGGAAGCTCCTGCACAAAGAAATACTCAACAGGTGGTGGCAGGACAGTCGCGCAGTTCTCCCTCCAACTCCTCTTCTAAAAAAGTTAAACTTACTCAAGAAGATGTAAGATTAGCTCAGAAGTGGAACATCCCTCTTGAGAAGTACGCTGCTGAAAAAGCACGGGCAGACCGTGCAGCAGGAGAGTATGTACCAATTGGTTAAGGTAAATGCGCGTAACAAAAACAGAAGGAGCGTTTAAAGATGAGTAAAGCAAGTAGCAGAACAACACAGACAAGGGAAACTGAAACAAAAGAATACACTTATCAAGAACCAAATTATCTTGATGTACCTGCGCCTGTTGTAGATAGATTCACCAATGAAGACATGGTTCTCCGCTGGGTGCGTATCTCCCTCAAAGGTGAAGATGACTATAAGAACGTAGGTAACAAGATGACACAGGGATGGGTATTTGTAACTCCTGAAGAAGTTCCTGAGATGTTACACTCTGCCACTGTTTTAGATACCGGACGCTATACCAACTGCGTTGTACGGGGGGATGTCGCTCTAGCCAAGATGCCCCGTGGAAAGTCAGTTGCCAGAAATGACTATTACGAAGGAAAAGCTAACGACCTTATGGAGGCTGTAAACCAACAACTTATGTCGGCTTCAAACTCCAAAATGCCCATTTCAAATAGTAGCACTTCAACTGTAACCAAGGGTAGAATGCCACAATTTCAGGCTTAGATGCCTGCTACTTATTCTACTCATCTTTAAAAAGGAGAGCGTAGTATGACTACTACAAAAGCCCTAAACGGTCTCACTCCTTCTCGTCGCTACTCTGCTGGTGCCAACACCGTGCAGACTCGTAACTACCGTATTGCATCTGGCGCTGACGGGAACATCTTCACGGGTGATCTTGTCCATGTCAGAGGTGGTTATGTATCTGTTGTCGGTAATGACTCCGGTGCCGCTGACCACCCAATTGGTGTGTTCATGGGTTGCTACTACGAGGAAGACGGTGAGCCGAAATTCCGCAAACACTGGCCCACGGGAACGTCGGCAAGCAATGCTTATGCAATTGTTTGTGATGATCCGCAAGCCACGTTTGAAATCCAGTGTGATGCCAGTGCTTCTGTTGGCGACATCATGGAACTAAACTTTGAAGTTACCCGAGGTGCGGGTTCTACCTTTACTGGACGTTCAGGTTTTGGCCTAGACGTTGCCAGTCGTACCAGTGGCGTAGCTGCAATGTTCCGTATCATTGACTTTGTTGATACCCCCGGTAACGACATTGACAATGCCTCAGAACGTGCCTTCCCAGTTGCGGAAGTTCAACTTATCCACCACCAGTTGACACGTGTGTCTTCTGGCGCTTAACCTGAAAGGAGCTTAGACAATGGCTATTAATAGAGCTAGTATTGCCAAACAGCTTCTGCCGGGTCTTAATGCCGTCTTCGGTATTGAGTACGGAGAAGTTGCTGATGAATACAGTGTTCTTTATGAAGTAGAGAACTCTGACCGTGCATTTGAAGAAGAAGTTCTCTTCACTGGATTTGGCGAGGCACCTGTCAAGGGTGAAGGCGCTGCTGTCCAGTATGACAATGCACAAGAAAGTTACACCTCACGTTACACGGCTGAAACTGTTGCTTTGGCCTTCTCTGTAACTGAGGAAGCTATGGAAGACAACCTGTATGACACGTTTGCCAAGCTACGTGCCAGAGG